ACGGCCGTTGGTCAGTTGAAAAGTTCAAGGGTCTTATGTTCCAGCTTGAAAGAGAAGCTAACCAGATTGCTAAGAACACACGTAGAGGTAAGGGTAACATCGTTATCTGTTCTTCTGACGTTGCTTCAGCACTTCAGATGGCAGGTGTTCTTGATTATACACCAGCTCTCAACAGCAACAACCTTCAGGTAGACGACACAGGTAACACTTTCGCTGGTGTTCTCAATGGTCGCCTCCGTGTTTATATCGATCCTTATGCAATCGGTGGTAACTATCTCACTGTTGGTTATAAGGGTGCATCAGCATTCGACGCTGGTCTCTTCTACTGCCCATACGTTCCTCTTCAGATGGTTCGTGCAGTTGACCAGAACAGCTTCCAGCCAAAGATCGGCTTCAAGACACGTTACGGAATGGTTGCAAACCCATTCGCAGAAGGTGCTACAGTCGGCGCTGGTGCTCTTACAAAGGATTCTAACGTCTACTATCGTAGAGTTATCGTTAACAACCTTATGTAATAAAGAACCGGGTCAACCGGTCGCCTATAAGGGGAGCTTCGGCTCCCCTTTTTTTATATAAATAATAGAAAGATGTTGGAGTAAATTAAATGAAAAGCTTTAAACAGTTTAATGAGCAAAATATACCAACACAGACAATGTCAGGTGTACTGCCACAACATCCTTCTAGAACTAGAGGTGGTGGTACTGATACACAGGCAATGTATCCACAGGATAGAGAAGTATTACAACCTTGGCAAGGTAGACCTGAAAGACAAAGACCAGAAATAAGAAGAATACCAAATAATCGTTCAATTTTACAACCGTTTTTTAATAGAGAAGATTCACAGACAACAGCTACATTAAAAAGTGTAGCTACAGCATTATCTTCACGAGATGGTTCGGGCAGTGAAGTTGAAGCTCCTAAGAATAATCAACTTCGTAGACCACCAACAACACCAGATAAAAAAGCAGCAGATCAAGACACACAAAATAAATTAAATAAAGTAATCGATGTGCTTTCTAAGAATACTGGTTCTGATAATAGAAATATACCAAGCTCATGACAGCAATAGAAAATACACCAACAAATCCAAATTTTCTTTCTCCTCTTAATTTTAAGTTTTCAATTAAGCGAGCACCTCATATTAACTTCTTTATACAAAAAGTTAGTATACCTTCTTTAGCTTTACCTTCATATGAATCACCTAATCCATTCGTAAAAATACCTGAACCCGGTGAACATATTAATTATGGTGATCTTGAGATTACATTCAGAGTAGATGAAAACTTAAAGAATTACTTAGAGATTCATAATTGGATTAGAGCTTTAGGAAAGCCAAAAGACTTTTCTGAATATAAAGCTTTATCACAAAACGCTACTTTTACGGGTGACAGTATAAGATCTGATATATCATTAATGATATTATCAAGCGCCAAAAACGCAAACTATGAGATAGTATTTGTAGACGCATATCCATATGAATTAAGTCGTTTATCGTTTGATACTACTGATCAGACTGTTGATTACATTGAAGCTTCAGCTTCATTTAAATACGTTTTATTTGAAATAAAAGATATTTAATCATTTACAAATAGAAACTTGTATGGTAATATAAGATATATTACTAACACGAGATATGTCATGAAGATTGAAGATATTGTTGAAATGTGGGCAAGTGATACTAAGATTGATAGCACTGAGCTAGCCTCCGAGAGTCTCAAGATCCCTGCACTACATAATAAATATTATCGTGTGTTCTTAGAAGAAAGACTTCGCCTTAAAAAGATGGAGTCAGAACTTAAATCTTTAAAGCTCGACAAGTACGAGTTTTATACATTAGGTCCTACTAAAGAAACACAAGAAAAAGGATGGCAATTGCCAGCTAAGGGTATCATCTTAAAGCAAGATATCCCAATGTACATGGATGCTGATAAAGATATCATAGAAATGAATCTTAAAGTGGCATATCAAAATGAGAAAGTAGAATTGTTAGAGACTATTATTAAGTCTATTAGTAACAGAAACTTTATCATTAAAAACGCTATTGATTGGAACAGATTTGTTATGGGTGGTTAATTGGATTCAGTTGAGATAAGTCGTCACGACGAAGTTTATATAAAGGTAAGATGTGAACCAGGTGTTGCTCAAGAACTGAGTGATTACTTTACATTTTTTGTGCCCGGTTATAAATTCATGCCAGCTTATAAGAATAAGTTTTGGGATGGTAAGATTCGTCTATTTAATCCATTGACTTGTCTCATATACACTGGTCTTATGCCATATGTTGAAAAATTCTGTAAAGAAAGAAATTATCTTGTAGATTACATAGATGATTTTTCTTGTGAAGAATTTTCTTTGAAAGAAGCAAAAGACTTTGTTGCAAAGATTAAACCAACGATGCAACCAAGAGATTATCAGCTAGATGCTTTTGTATATGCAGTAAGAAATAGAAGAGCTCTTCTATTATCGCCGACGGCATCTGGTAAATCATTTATCATTTACTTACTAACGAGATACTACAATGCCCGTACTCTTATTATTGTGCCAACTACTTCTCTGGTTAGCCAACTTGCTTCTGATTTTGCCGATTATGGCTTTGAATCTGATAGGTATGTACATAGAATATTCTCAGGACAAGATAAACAAACAGATAAACCAATTGTCATCTCAACATGGCAATCGATTTACAAGTTGGATAAAAAGTATTTCGAACAGTTTGATGTGGTCATAGGCGATGAAGCGCACTTATTTAAAGCATCTTCTCTTACTTCTATTATTTCCAAGTTGCATCGCTGCCGTTATAAGTTTGGCTTTACGGGTACTCTCGACGGGACTCAAACCCATAGATTGGTTTTAGAAGGCCTGTTTGGAGCAGTAAAGAAGGTTATATCTACATCAGAACTTATAGAACAAAAGTATCTTGCTGATTTTAGTATCAAAGCAATCGTACTTAAATATCCTGATGAAATAAAGAAGATGCTCAAAGATGCATCCTATCAAGATGAAATAGATTATATTGTTCGTAATGATGCAAGAAATAGATTTATCAAGAATCTAGCATTATCATTAGATAATGGAAATACATTATTACTATTTCAATATGTAGAGAAACATGGTAAAGTTCTCTATGACATGATTAAAAATGATGCCGGTGATAGAAAGATATTCTTTGTATCCGGCGAAGTAGATGGAGAAGAACGTGAGCAAATTCGTAAGATTGTTGAGACAGAACAAAATGCAATTATCGTCGCTAGTTACGGGACTTTCTCTACCGGCGTTAACATTCGCAACCTGCATAACGTTATATTTTCTTCTCCTTCGAAGTCACGGATAAGAAACTTGCAGTCGATTGGACGTGGATTGAGAAAATCTGAGACTAAGACATCAAGTACGCTATATGATATTGCTGATGATCTGTCTTGGAAATCAAAAAAGAATCATACTCTTTTACACTTTATTGAGAGAATAAACATTTACAATGAAGAGAAATTTGAGTATAAGATATATACAGTAGGATTAAAGACATGACTCACGTCCTAGTAAAACTTAGTAATAGAGACGATATTGTTGGTGTATTGGATAATGAAAACGACAATGCAGTAATCATTAAAGATCCAATGATACTGGTCATCAAACAAGATGATAATGATGAGACTGGTGCAATATTAATAAATTATATTCCATTTTCATCTCAAAATTATGTAGCTTTAAACAAAACAAACATTATCTCTATTATAAATTTAAGTGAAGATATGATTAAATATTACTTCGCTTCTAGAATCTACTGTTATAGAACATTCGATAAAAACTTTACAGCTAATCTAAGAAGATCTACGGAATACTTAGAGAATTATCTAAGTCAAAAGCCAAAGAAAAAATCCAATTTAAAAGATGATGTTGTAAAGTTTTATATGTCTCAACCAACAAGCAATACGGTAAATTAATGGCAACAAAGCATTACGTTAATAATAAGACATTATATGAGCATATGAAAGTATATCATGAAAAGCTTATGTTGTCTAAAGAAAATAATCAGCCAAAACCACCTATTCCCAATTATATTGGTGAGTGTGTGCTCCTTATTTGTACTAAGTTATCATATAAACCAAACTTCATGAACTACTCGTATAGAGATGATATGATTGCAGATGGCATTGAAAACTGTATTGCTTCTGTAGATAATTTTAATCCTGCAAAATCAACTAACCCATTTGCTTACTTTACACAGATTGCATGGAATGCATTTCTTCGCAGGATTGCAAAAGAAAAGAAACAGACTTATATTAAACATAAGAACTTTGAAAATCAGTTTACTAATGAAGAAATGGATTCTATCTTCCATGATAGACAGGTAGCTACCGGTAATCATTCTAATGAATATTCTTCTGAGATCATTCGTTCTTTCGAAGAGAAAGAGCTATTGACAAAACAGAAGAAAAAGAATAAGTTAGAAGAACTCATGATTGAAAATAACGTGGAGATTGAAGATGAACTTGAAGCATAATATGCATCTTGTTCCTCAGATCGTGCAAGATCTGGTGGAAAGTGCATTCAATGAAACAAAACATGAAAATGAAAGAACAAACTATATTCATAGGATCGAGGCAATCCGTGATTATTGCAATGCAGCAGTCAATAAGTATAACACTGCTAGACCAGTTAACAAGCCTAACACAAGAGTTATGCGTTGAAGATTGCTCTAATTACCGATACCCATTGGGGTGTTCGCAATGACGGCGTTGCTTTTCTCGATAATAGTAAACAATTTATTGACAGCATTTTTCTTCCTACTTTGGAACAGGAGGGAGTATCAACGATCTGCCATCTTGGTGATCTTGTTGACCGTCGTAAGTACATTAATATTAACACTGCTAGGCGTCTTCGACAAGATTTTTTGGACCCAATTGCAGGACGCAATTACGATGTACATATCATTGCTGGCAACCATGATACTTACTATAAAAACACAAATTCTGTAAACGCTCTTAACGAACTCGTTAGGGGTCAATACCCGTTTCATATCTATGATCAACTACCAAGAGAAGTTGACTTTGATGGCCTTATCGTATTAATGCTCCCATGGATATGTGATGAGAATAGAAAACTAACTTTGGAGAAGATCCGTGGAACAAACGCGCAAGTCTGTTTTGGCCATCTTGAACTCGCTGGATTTGAAATGTACAGGGGGTCGATGGTGTCGCACGGCGACGATGCTAGCATTTTTAATAAGTTTGATCTTGTTTGCTCTGGTCATTATCATCATAAGTCCTCTTCTGGCAATATTCATTACCTTGGCAATCATGGTGAGTTTACTTGGAGCGATTATAATGATCCTAAGGGATTTCATATCTTT